GCGGCATCCCCTCACCAACGGGGTAGCCATGGCGGAGCGCGTACAGCTCCCACTCGGCCAGGCCGGCGGTGCCGGTCTCAAACTCCTCCTCCCGGCCGTCCTTATAGGCCACGGTGCCACGAAAGACGTCCACGGCTAGCTCGCCTTGGCCTTCTCGCGTGCCGTCAGGGCGCCGGCCGGGTCGGTGCGGACCGGATCGCCGATCACCGGCAGCTCAAAGTCCGAGGTGATCTGGACGCCGGCGTCGCCGCCGATCGTGGCCGGCCGGAGCTGCACAGTCCCGGTGTAGGTGAGGCCGACGATCTCGGTGAGCGGCGTCCAGGTGAACGGGACTTCCTCCAGCGCGTGGTCCATCAAGTAGTTGAGGAACGAGGCGGCGCCGGCCTGGAAGTCCTGGATCGCCGAGCCGGTCAGCTTCCAGCCGATCGTCGCCAGGGGCGGCGGCTTCGGGGTGGCCAGGGTCGGGGTGCCGTCCTCCTCGGAGATATCCGGCTCCAAGGCGACATTGGCGATCTGGAAGGAATGATCGGCCGTATCGATCAGAAGCGTCCCGGGTCCAAGCCGGGAATCGATCAGGGCCGGGGGCGGGACTGACATTTAGGCCTCCTCGATGGTTTCGATCAGGGTTAGGCGTGCCGCCAGCTCGACCGCCGGCAGCGGCTCGGCGTTGGCGGAGGTTTGATAGCTGGAGGGCCGATAGGTGTCGCAGCGGACGGCGCGCGCGCAATCGTCGGCGAGCGCATAGACGCGATCGACGGTCAGCTCGTTGCCGAGCGGGTCACCGGAGACCACGAGAATCGGGACGGTGTAGGTGGCGCCGGCGAACGTGCGGCCCTCCAAGGTCGGCAGGCCGACCAGCACCCCGACCGGCTGGGGATAGAACGTCTCCGCGACCCGGGTGGCGGAGATCCCGGCCTCGACGAGGAGCTGGAGGACGTGCGCGATCGCGGCGCCCGCGCCGGTGAGCTGGGTGACCGTCAAAACAGACCTGGCCTCCGCCAGCCGATCAGGCGCATGATCTCGGAACGCTGCGACCCGAGCGCGTCAAACATCGCGGTCTCGTCGCCATAGCCGGGATAGCCGCTCGGCGCGTTGCGGGACTGGAACATCAAGCCGGCCCAGCGGATCCCGCCCTGGCGAACATCGGCCGGGACGGTCGTGATATCGGTGAAGTCGAGATCGGACCGGCGGCGCTCGATCGCGGCCTTGGCCGCAAAGGTGGCGCCGTCGATCCGACCCGCATCATCGGGATAGGGGACGTCCAGGAACGTCGCGACGTCCTCCGGGGTGATCCACGGGGCCGGCTGGGTCACTAGCCGGACTTCCTGGACGATCCGGCGGCGGCGGCGCCGGCGATCGTCGGGACGATCGCGGCGAAGCGGAGCAGCTCGGCCGGATAGTCGGTATCGAAGAGGCCTTCGCCGACCACGGCCAGCTCCACGTTGAGGGCGCCGATCGCGTTGGCGGTCAGCCGGACAGGCTCCGTAACCCGGGCATCGACGGCGCGGCGGGTGGCCAGGATCGTCTCGCCGGCCGGCAAGGTGCCGGAGACGATCGCCGGGATCCCAGCGAACGAGGTGGCGAGCGGATCGGCGGAGACGCCGCCGGCGCCGAGCGCCACGTTGAGCGCCGAGGCATCGGCAAACTTCCCCCAAACGTCGGGCGCCATGACGATCACTTCGGGGGAGCGATGGGCGGCGCCGGTCGCCGTATAAAACTCGGCGATCGCAGCGCCGAGCGAGGTGGCGGTCCCGGACGGGGCGGCGCCCAACTCGCCATACACCTTGGCCTCGACGTCCAGATACCAGTCCTGGACGGCCTCCCCGTAGATCTCGTCCACGATCGACGGGTCGGAACGCTGGACGACAACCCAGGGGATCGCGCCGGCCCAATCCCAACGCTGAACGGTGGCGACCTGCGAGCCGATCACAACCTTCGTGGAGGTTGCGTCCGCGTCCACGGTCGCCGCCCAGGCGCCGTCCGGGTGCGTGGTCCAGACCGGCTTATTGACGTTCAGGCCGACCCCGGGCAAGGCGCGGGAACGAAACGCGGTGTAGAGCGGCCTGCTGACGGACTTGCCGCCGATCACGGTCCGCTCATACGTCGGCGGCAGCAGGCCGGAGACGTCGGTGGAGATCGACTCGGTAAGCGCGGCCCGGAGGAACGAGATCGCCTCCCGGTGGCCATGCTGCGCCGCGATCAGGTGGCGCACAAACTCGCCGGCGGCGAGCTGGATCGGCTCGTGACGCGCGGCCGTGATGATCGCCGGCCGATGCTCGGCCTCGGCGGTCGGGTTGTCCATCGGTTCCTCCTCCTCCTCGCCTAGCGAGAGTTGATCGGGGTTGTCCTCGGCCTGCTCGGCCTCCTCTTCCTGCTCGGCCTCCTCGGCCTCCTCCTCGGCCTCCTCCTTCCCGGCCTCTTCCTCGTCGGCCGGGTCGAGCTGGGCGGCGACCCGCTCCACGAGGGCGCCGGCGAAGGCGCCGATCGGGACCAGGGAGGCCTCCCACAACGTGGCCGCGTGGACGTCCAGGACGCCATCGGCGGCCTCGGTCCACTTCTCCAGCTCAAACCCGATCGAGATCGAGCCGCGCGAGCCGGACTTGGCCTGCTCCAGCGCCGTATCGCCATCGGCGGTCCGGTCGATCCGCGCCTGGAGCTGCGCCCCCAGCTCGCCGTCCACGAGCCGCGAGACGACGCCGACCGGCGCGTTTTCGTCGTGGCCGAGCAAAAATGGGGTTTGGTCACGGGCGCGGCGCAGCGCGCCGGCGTGGAACCTGTAGCGATTGCCTGCGATCGGCGCGGACGGCTCGCCGTAGGGAACCGCGGTCCCCTCGATCAGCCGGCGGCCGGTGTCGATCGCGGCGACGTCTACCTGGAGACGGATCATCTAAACCCTCCCGGGGGTCAAGTCCGAGGTTGCGGACGTGGACGGAATGCCGAGGAACGAGCGAGCCTCATCGCGCGTAATCACGTCGGCGGCGTAGAGCTGGAGCGCGTAGTCGGCGGCCGCCTGAGGATCGGAACGCAGGAACGCCTGGACGTCAAAGGCGACGGACTGGCCGCGCGGCGTGACCGCCGGCAAGGACAGGGTGGCCTCCACGGTCTCCAGGTGCGGCGCGACCGCATTGGAGACGAAAACGGCGAGCTGCTGCGGGAGGGACTGATACTGGAGCATCGAGGCGTTCCCGCTCGGACTCGCCGAGATCATCGCCACCGGAACGTTGAAGAGGCGGGCACACTCGGTGGAGGCGAGCGCGCGCGCCTCCACGAGCTGAAGGTCGTTGGCGGAGATATCAACCCGCTCGTAAGTGAAGCCGCGGAGGGCGGCGATCGCGTTGGAGGCGCGCGCCTGCATAAACCCCTGCGCCTTCTCGGCCAGCTCCTCATCGGAGAGATCGTCGGACTCGGCGACGAGGACACCGGCCGGCAGCTCGACGTCCGCGAAGCGGCGGGCCGCGTCCTCGATCGCGATCGCCGCGGAGATCGTGCGGGCGCCGAGAACGAGGACGCCAGGCAACGGCGAATCGAAGCGGATCATCTCGTCGGGGGAGACCAGCCCAGGCTCGCCGGCCAGGTTGTAGCCGTCGAGGCGCGAGTAGGCGCCGGTGGCCGGCTCGACCTTCGGCTGGACGTCCGTGTAAGGGATCCAGCGGGCGCGGATCGGGAAGCCCTGCGGGTGGATCTCGGAGCCGGCGCCGTCAAAGGCGAGGACGCGCCAGTAGGCGCGACCGTAGAAGAGGAGATCGTCCAGGGTGCCGGCCAAGGTGGCCGGCCAGGTTGTGTCCGGATCCGGCTGAGTGAGGAGCGGACTCGACGCCAGCCGCTCGGTGCCACGGTAGGAGTAGATCCCCATCTGGACGGCCGCGCCGACGATCAGGTTACGGCAGGCGAGGATAGAAGGGATCGTCAGGGCCGCGTCACGGCCGGCCGCGGCCGGCGTCCAATTGACGATCGCCTCTTCCAAAAGGGCTCCTGGGCGAACCAACGTCCGGCCGACGATCGCGGGAGCGGGCCGCGTCTCCTGCGCCTCACGGCGGAGCGAAAATCTCACGGTGCCAGCATCGGCGCCGATCAGCGCGGCGCGCAATCCGGGAAAGTCCTATACTCGCCGCCTCGATGCCCCAAGGCCACGGCTTTACCGCGGATGAGCTGCGCCAGCTCGCGAACGAGATCACGCAAACCGACCTGGAGCTGGCGCGCGGGATCCTGGCCGCGATCCGCAAGGCGACCCGCGGCCAGAAGATCTCGACCCGGACGGCGCGCCTCTTGATGCTCGCCGGCGAGATCGAGCTGGCGATAAACGATCGCGACCTAGAGCGCGAGATGACGCCGCGGCCGCGGCGGCGGCGCTAGGCGGCGGCGTAGACGATCGTGGAGGGACGGCGGGCGCCGGGGCGCAGCTCGTGGCCGACCGCCCAGACCATCGCGCGGGCGAGGTAGATCGGGGCGGAGCTGGCGCGGGAGCTGAGAACGGTGCCACGGTCGGGAACCGAGACGGTGGCGGCGGACAGGACCTGCTCGGTTAGCTCGGTCTCCGGCTCGTGCAGGAGCCGGCCTTCGGTGGCGGCGGCGATCGTCGGGCCGAACGCCTGATACTGCTCGGCCATCCCGACTTTGATGGCGCGGACGCCGCGGAGCGAGGAGGGGACGTGGCCGACGAAGGCGGGCGAGTGGAGCAAGGTGAGGCCGCGACGCTGGGCGGCGAGCTGCTCCAGGTGGGTCCAGAGATCGCGGCGGGACTGGAAGATCTGGCCATGGACGCGGACGTCGCCGCTGTCGTCGGCGAGCGCGTGAACCATCCCGAACGGGAACCCGGCGACATGAGCCTCGATCGCGACGGTGCCGGCCGGCCGGTCCGGCCACTCCAACACCGGGCGCTCGCCGGCCTTCCACTGAGAGGCCGACAACCAGGCGCGCGCGTTGCGGACCCACTGGTTGAGATACTGGATCCGCCAGGCGTTCTCCGGGGTTGTCGCGAACGCATGCTCCAGCGCCTCGATGCGAGATCCCGACCAGTGCGGGGAGGCGAGCCGCCAGGCCTGCCGGTCGGCCGGGTCGGCCTCCGCCGGCGCCGACCATTCGAGGATCAGGATCCGGGCGGAGTCCGGCGCCGCGGCCTGCTCGATCGCGGCGGCGCGATCCTCCAGCAGGAGATCGGAGCCGCCGTCACCGGCCGTGGAGACGAGAACGAGCTGCGGGGAGGAGCGTTCCAGCATCGTCGGGGCGATCGAGCCGTCCACGACATCACGCGAGACGCGCCAAGCCTCGTCAACGAAGCCGAGCGAGACGGACCAGCCAACGCCGCCGTCCAAGGTTGAGGCGGCGAGCCGCCAGGCGGAGCCGTCCGCCAGCTCGATCGCCTCCTGGCCGTTGGCGCGCTTGACGCGGGCGCCGATCGTCTCCTCCAGCTTGGCGGCCGCGTCCTTCCAGATCAGGCCGGCCGTGGAGCGAAGGTTGGCGACGTGGAGAACGAGCTGCGGTTCCCCAAAAACATCGGAGGCGCCGACCCGCCAGCCGCAAAGGCCGCGCGCGAGGACGGACTTGCCGGACTGGCGAGAGACGGTGAGGATCACGCGGCGCCAGCGGAGCGAGCCGTCCGCGCGATGCTCCAGGATCCGCTCCAGCGCGTAGGCCTGCCAGGGGCGCAGCTCGTTGCCCAGGTATTCGCGGATCCAGCCGCGCGCCTCGGCGCCATAGGAGCCGGTGACGTCGGCGGGGCGCGGCGTCTCGATCCGCGGCGAGACCAGCTCGACCGATTCCGAGCGCGATCGCCGGCGCTCCGGGCGTGCCGGGACCCTTGGGGAGAGATCCGGTCCAGACGGGCGCCGGGTTTCCGCGGGCTTTAAAAGATCGGGATCGAAGAG